ATAAAAGTCTAAAGCCATTTGCCAAGCTTGATCATTCTTTCCCATACCAGCTTCTTCTTCAGTTTCCCATTCAATACTTTTATCATCCATATATTCATTAAATAAATTATTAACAATAATTGCAGATGAATAAGCTACACATTCTCCAAGTCGTGGAATACTAGCTATACCAAGTATTGCATTGTCGTGTCCCTCTAGCATTTCTGCTTCAGGATTAGCATCTTGTATATATCTAATTACTTCCTCTATTTTTTGTTCTTTATTCATTCCATTTTCCTTTCAAATAAGCAGTAAGAAGCATTCTTACAGCATACGAGCTTCCCTGTTGTTTTCTACCATCGTAGATATCGTGATGAGTCATACATAGCACTGTAACATTTTCAGGATTGTATTTTCTTTCTTCATTACCACCCATTCCTTTGCCGTGTATATGAGCCAACTGTAGTTGAGACCTTGATTCACACTCAGCCCATTCACATTTATTACCCGCTCTCATAAATGCCATAAGTCTAAGTTTTGTCATACGTTCATCAGCCATAAAGATATTATACACTTGTATAAAAGAAAAACTGGGTACTAGACCCAGTTTCTCTCATCAATTAAGGAGGCTACTTATGTTCTATGAAAGGATTGGTTAAATCCTTAAGATCATTTATAACCAGTTTTAATTATAAGCATATAGTTTATTTTATGCCAAGTTCTTTTCTCGGTTTGCTTTTCTATGACAAAGAGCGCATATAGATTCTCTTTTATCTTTAATTTTTTTAGATTTATTAAATTTATTTAAAGCTTTTTCTTTTCTACAAAGTAAACAAGTTTTCATATTTTCTTCAGATTTTAAAACTTCTTTATATTGTTTTGTAGCTTCTCTAAGTGAAACTAAACAGTCTTTACAATACTGAGTGTATCCACTTTTATACTTTTGAGAAGGTTCAAATTCTGATATAGATTTTTCATCTAGACATTCTAAACATTTTTTCCATTCAGGATTCCAAGATAACTTATCTGCTTTTGCTTTAGCTTCTTCTACTCTTTCAACAAGTTCAGGCATATCTTTCATCCAAGCTTTGAATCGTTCATATCCAATAGGAAGTTCTTCGTATGTTTTAGAAGTAGTTAAAGAACCTTTTCCTTCAGCTATTCTATCTAAAACAATTTGAGCTATTTCTGAATTGTAAGCTGACCTAGGAGCAATTCCTGCTTGCTCTCTTAACTGTCTAACTCTTTCATCTGAGACTCCCCATTCTTCTGCCCATAATGATAATTTTTTATGAGGATCTTTTAAGAAAAGTTCTCTTGCTTCTTCAACTGTGGGCGCTATTCTATTTGGCATTGTTCCTCCTAACTGACCTTACTCGAAAAATATCCTTTTATAAGGCATTAAAGCTGTTATATCAAAAGCACTTAAAACAGGACTAAGTGTATTAGTGAGGGGATCTGAACCATAAGAAAGAGATAAGTCCCCTATTGACTCACTTGTTACATTGTAGAAATTACCTTTATTATCGGTAGCTGATTTATGTGAATCTAATACTTCATTTTTCTGTATAGCAGAAAGCTGTAAAGTATTGTTTACTAATCTTCCAGCCATTCTTGCTGTAGTATACTTTATAACATCAGGAATGGTTTGATATCCAGCTGCATAAACAACTGTAATGTTTTGCATTCTAGCATCAGACCATCTTGACTTACCTGTCTTAACTAGATAGCCTTCTTCTAGATAAGCAACATAATCTGCATTATTACCTTGTGATAGAGTAAATCCATCTTCAGTTACAGAAGTCATACTAACTACAGGGCTGACTTTTAAAAATAAATGAGTTTTTTCCTTACCATCAAATACTTCAGTTATAGAAGAATTATATTCAGGATCATATCCTAAAAATCTTTTTATAGCTGATTCACAATAAGGAATGTAAACATTGGTTATATCTGCCTTGAGTGCTGTTGAATAATCTAATTGAACTATTGATTCAACATCAGATACAGTACATAGAGCCATTTAGGACTCCTTACTTGTCTTCAGTATCTTTTGGCTTGACAGCCTTATTTTCTATTTCTTTTGATTCGTCAGCTTTCTTAGGTGCAGCTTTCTTTTTAGCAGGAGCTTTTTCTTTCTTACCCCAACCTTGCTCTTTTAACCAAGCTTCAGGATATTCTCTTCCAGCTTTGGCTATAAGTGCAGCGTTACCTGATGGTGCATCGGCAAGGGATCCTTCCCAGATTGTTCCATCTTCTAGCTTCCAAATATTTTTTTCTACTACTACGAACATAATTATATATTACCTCATACTCTCTGTTGACAAATAGTAAAGCGGGATAAAAATCCCGCTTTGACTATACACTATCTACAAACTTTAGAAGTTTGTTATAGAACAGAAACTTGTTGCTCTGTAAATAGGGAAACCTAGTCTCATTGTTAATCTGATTGCTAGTTGATTCTTCGCAAAGAAGTCACTATGACTATCAGAAACAGCAAGATCTACCCCTTGTCTCATTACAACGTGTGCAGCTTCTCCACCACCGAATTTACCGACTAATGCGGTTCCTTCTGCGATTACTGTGGATGGTACAACATTTAGACCCCAAATTTTTGGAGCAGCATCAGCACCGAATCCACCAGCAACGACAAACAATGGGTTCTTAGAACCGGATGTTGTTACGTCAGATACTGCTGTTACGATTTGGTACCAGTCTGAAGGATGCATTACAATAGCGTCTGCTTCTGTAAAGCTGTCCTTTCTAATCTCTGTAATGGCTTGGTAAATTTGTCCAAGTCTTGCTAATTCTCCTGAGTAAGAGCTGTAATCAAATGTATTGATTCCAGTTTTATTCAAAATACCAGTCAAGTTTGGAGCAGAACCGTCACCATTGATGAGTTGGTTGTCCATATTAAGCTTCATCATTGTTGAGAGTCTTGAGTTTACATAACCTTGTACACCTGCTACATCTGCGAGTAATTCATCAGTTACTGGCAAGAATGTTGCCATTTTTCTGATGGATTCTGTTCTCTCAGTGAATGCTAATGCACCTTCATTAGATGTACTAATGTCAGCAGCTTCAGCAACTGATCCGGCATTGTTTGTGAAAGTGGTTTCTTCGAGATAGACATATGCATTTTGGTTTGTTTCGATTTGATCGAATAATCCAATAACGCTATCTGGATCTCTAAGAGCAGTTTCTAAAATGCCCGGAGTTCTGAGAGACTCTGGCGGATAACCAGTTGTGTTTAAAGTGGTTTTGTACTCATATGGGGAAAAGTCACCTTTAGAATCAACGCCTTTAACTCCTTGACCTACATATGCATTGTATGCATCTGAGTCAGTGATTTGCTCACCAATTGTTTTGAAACCTTTTGGTTCATCAGCTGGTGGAACAGGCATTTCATTCACAGGTTGGTTTTCTACCTCGAGAGCTTTTGCGTTAGCTGCTTTAGATTCTTCGATTTTGAGATCTTCGACCATATTTGCTAGATCAGTATTAGCTTTCGCAATACTTTCTTTTTGATCAGCAGTATATTTGCCGTTTTCGTCTGCGCCATCGAAGATACCTTTAAGCTCTTCACGCGATTTTACAATCTGTTCTTTAAGATTGTCAACTTTACTCACTATTATCTCCTATGATAACTTATTACTTATACTTAAATGTCTACAGTCTCGGCTATAAGCCTTTGACCTTCGACCCATTCAGCGTCAAAATCTTCGTCAGTTGATTCGCTGTTATCCTCTGGTTCTTCGGATACTTCAGGGACAGGAGTCTCTTCAGTTTCTTCTTCCTCAGAATCGATGTCGGAAACATCTTCGTCATATTCGTTGACTACACCGTTATTCTCATCAACGTCTACATCGCCAGTTGGTTGCTCTTCTACTTCTGACTCTGAAACTTCTCCATCACCGAACTCATCGACAAATGAGTCTAATTCTGCCCAAGCATCGCTAAGATCGTCCTGAACCGTGCGAAGAGCTTCAGTAGCTTTTACGCCTAATTTTCTTCCGTCTTTTTCACGGAGGGACGAAATTGCTTTCGCCCTTGTTATCAGGTTATCCAATGCAGCAAGCACATCTTTAACCTCTTCAGAAAAAGTCTTATTGACTTCTTCAGAAACTTTTAAATCTTTTTCTTCTTCTTCTTCAGCAGTTTCTTCAGCAATTTCTTCTGCTTCAACATCCTCTGCTGGAGCTTCTTCTTCAGAAACTTCTTCAAACTCAGTATCTACTTCATCAACTACTTCTTCTGCTTCAACATCTTCTGCTGGAGCTTCTTCCTCTGCTGGAGCTTCTTCTTCAGCAGGTTCCTCTTCAGGATCTGGTTGATTCATACTTTCTGTAGTCATTACAGCTTTTGCATCAGCTATATCTTCTAGTAACTCAGTATTAGATTTGATAGCCATTGTGTATGTTTCTTGATTAGCTCCGACAAGTACTGGTGAAACTTCATAAACTGTTAAACCTTTTAGGTATCTAACATTCTCTTCTTCATCACTACCATCTTTTGAAATTTTTCCGTATTCAGAATCATCAACCTTGAAACCAAAAGACCATTGTTGTAAATCGCCCATTGCTTTTACTAGGTTGTATGCTTCTCTTCCAGATTCTGTGTCCATAAAAAATTGACCTTTAAATGTCGCTTTATTATCATCTTGTTCTATTTGACCTTTACCAATTGGCATATCCCACTTATGAGCCCATACCATAGGAACATCACCTGATTTGAAACCTGATTTGATTGAACCTGACTTTACAATATCGCCATCTGAATCTACTTTATCGAAGACAGAAAAGACCGCAGCGACTTCGCCTTTTTCGTCATTTTTTATCTCTAAGTCGATTGACTTGATATTAAAATTATCTGACACTTAAACTCCTATATATATAAAATTGCCAATATCATATATAAGTTTATCAGTAGACCTTAATTCATAACGACTACTTTTAAGAGATTTATTTATGTAGCGTTTGGGTGACTTGATGGAAGTAAGTCTGTGTCATATGGTTTTCTTTTAAATTTACCATTTCTGAGTGCATACAAAAAGCCATTGACTCTGGCTAATGCCCATTGGTCAGATGATCTTACATTTGGTCTTACAGAACTAGGATTTGTATTATAAGCACCAACACCTCTGTTAAATACTTTTCCTAAAGTACCTGCAGAAGTTTTATGTTTAGCATTACTTGCATTATGCTTTGAAGCTTTTTCTTTAAGGATCTTTCTAATTCTTCCTGAGATTGCTTTCATTACCATCTCTTCTTCTAATTGTGAAGCTTTTTTTCTACGTTCTCTAACAAGTTTTTTTCTTTCGTTAATAACAGCTTTCATAGCTGGAACACCTATGTTAAGAACTCCACCCCATTTGATAGCAGCAATAACACCATTTAATCTTTTATCGTTTTGATGTCTACCCATATAACGTTCTCTTCTTCTTACCCAGTTAAGAACAGATTCACTTCTATCTCCTGATTGATATGCAGACCATCTTCTGAAAGCATCATTACCAGTAAATGAAGTTGGAGGATTACCTCCGTTACCAGCTAGTCTCCAAATTTCTGGATAATCTTCTTTCAAAGATTTTGCGTAACCATATGGAAATTGTTTATATTTTGAGTTTGAAATTCTAACTGCTTGATTCATACCCGGACTTGGAAAATTAGTGTCGTCTTTTGCTTTTTCTTCTGGACTGTGCAAATCGTCACCTCTCTCGTACATAGCTTCTGCTTCTTCTAATGAGACCTTAAGCTCTTCAACCATTTTATCTATATATGATTTTTTAGTTCCTTCATAAGACTCGTGTGAAGCACAAGGCATATAGTAAGTTATATCTTCTATTTGATGAGTATGAGAACCTTCACAACCAATTTGCTTTGCTCTTTCTTCAGCAGCTTCTTGTGTTGTAAACATATCCATACCTCTTGTAGGTGTGACAGATATAGCTTGTCTTGTAGATTCAGGATTAGCATCTCCTGTATCCATAACATCTTTCTTTTCTAATTCTTCTTGTGAAACAAATGTTTGATCAATTGTTGCAGCAGGTATGTCTAAAGGATCATCCTCTCCAACAGGTATTGATGTATCTTCCGCATCTTCTTGAGCAGGTTTACCAGTGGCTTCAACTTGTTGCATATTAAGTGGTCTTAAGTAAACATTATGAGTATCGTCTGCAGCTAAACCAACTGCATTTCTAGCTTCACCAATTGTTGCCCAACCACCTGAAACAGCAGTGTTCATTCTTTTATAAAGTTCATCTTGATCTTGTGATAGTGCTCTAACATCTTCTACTTGATACTTACAATAGATATTGTCATCCTCATTAAAGTCTGGAAGTAATTGATATGTTAATTCTTCTGCAACAGTTCTCCAAAGTGGAACAAGTTTTTGCTCTGTAAAATATTCTCTCAATTCTCTAGTATTACTGTAAGTAGCTGAATTTAAACCAGTACCTAAACCGGCAAGTACAGCAGGAACTCCCATAACAGCAGAAACTCTTTCTTCTGGCAATCTTCTAAGTTCTATCAAGTTCATATCTTGAGGACTAAAAGAAACAACATCTATATTCATTGAACCAGTAAGAACCATTGGCATACCCCTATTAGCTCCACCAAATTTTGATTTATACATTTCAGATATAGCTTCTGCTTCTTCTCTTGTTGGTCCACCCATAGCATCAGATGAAGGAGATAGTATAACTCCGGGTATTGCCATATTATGCAACAAAGCAGTTGAGTATTGACCTGCTGCTTCGTCTCCTAATATTTCTCGTAAAACTGTTTTTATTGGAGCATAACCTCTCCTATGGTCATTAGGGTCCACACCTGTTCTGATATGAATTATATCTTTAGGATCTATATCAACTGTATCTGTAGTTGGTGTGTATTCATATCTTGTAATTAATCTTTCTGTATCACCTTTTGCTTTAACGAAAGCAGGCATAAGAGGAACTAACTGTACTACTTGTCCTTTTTTGTTTCTATTCTTAAAAAGATAAGCATCTCCCTCCACGCTTATGGAAGAAACCAAATAATGTGAAAGTATTGCACCTGACATAAATGGATTAGGTCTTTTAAATAATTTTGAAACAGGATGTTTCGCAAGTACGACATCTTGTCCTACTTCATCTTCTTTCATAACATTTAATTTTGGTTCAGCAAAAGCTGTAGCCAAAACAGAAAGACAAGCAGCAACTGCGGAGTTACCAGAACCATTACCAATGTCTTCTAATTTATCAGAAGGAAAATACCCTGATTGTGTGTTATATCCGTATACAGATCTATCTAGCGCTGACGCTAGTGATTGATTAAAATTTAATCTTTTTAACTCGTCTCGTCCTGATGGAGTTAATCGTTTCGTAAATCTTTGAAACGCATTTAATTCGTTAGCCATTCATCTCCTAAACTAATAAGCAGTCCATTGTCTACGCTCGTTCAAGTTCAGGACACCATATCCGAGTGCGTCTACCATATCATCGTGTGCTCCGACAGGAAAGGTGAATAACTCTCTTTCCATATCATCAAGCCATTGAGCGTCTAATTTAAAATAGACATCTCCAGATTCCATTCTAGCACTAAGTGTTAAAGCTCGTGCAACTTTATCCTTATCTGGTTTAACTTCTTTTACACGCATTCCTTGACGTTTTGCCATCTGTATTAAAGAAAGTTGGAAACCTTGTCTTTCCATAGTTACCCATCCAGCTTGATGTTTATCAATCATTCTTTTAATTGCAGTCAAAATATCCGGTCCTTCAAATCTTTGCCTTAAACAATCTAACACAATCATCTTGTTATCAGGTGTCAAAGCACAAGCTATAATAGCAGTATAGTCTGCATCTTCCTCTACTGAAGTAGCTATATCAGTAGCTAAAAATATAGTACAATCTTTTTTAAAATATGTTTCTCCATCTAGTAAGAAATCACCATTATCATCATAAGACCAATATTTCATCCACTCAGGTTTAATCATTCCTTGACCAGCTTCAACAAATTCAGCCATATACTCTTGAGCAAAAACAATAGAACCAACTTCTGTTTTAGCTGAGTCTACTTCTTTGGGATCAATTCTTGGATTATCATAAGTAGAAAACCTAAACCTTTCCCAATTAGGTGCTGTCTCTGCTGTTTCCCATAAGTTATAAAACCAGTTGTTCATACCCATAGGTGTGCTAATAAATAAAGCAGAACCTTTTCTTTCAGTAAGAGTAGGTCTTAATACTTCTTGCCAAACTTCAGGCTTAACAAACGCAGCCTCATCCATAACAATAAAGTCTAAACCTTCACCTCTAAGACGTTGTGGATTATCAGCTGATCTAACAGCTATTTGTCCACCATTTGCTAAAGTAAATTCCATATTAACAATAGATATAGTAGGTTCTATTTCTTTAGGAAAAGATTGTGCTGTAGCTTGAATATCTCTCCAACCAACTCTAGCAATAGCAAAAGTAGGTGCTATCCACCAAGCACGACCACCTCGGAGTGCCACTTCCATACACATTTGTACACCAAGTCTTGTTTTACCAAATCGCCTACCAGCACAAAGTATTTTCCAACGAGCGTCTGAATCAAATACTTTTTGTTGTGATGCGTGTAAAGAAGGCAGTTTAGGAATATATAATTTAGATTCATTTACCATATGGCTATCCCTTGGGACAGCCATTGATGGGAGGAAGTCGGAGTGGAAGACCGACTAATATATAGTACCATACCAAACCTGTTCTTACTGTCTCTTTCTATCTTAATACTCTCCTCTACTCTCATCTCTTCTTCTCTCTTCTCCTCTTCTCTCCTCTAGATGCGTTAGTGACGCGTTAGTAACGCGTTACCATCTATACTTCACTTTCTTAGCTTCATTGTACTGTTTGAATGATTTTTCACTTAAATCACTAGGATCTCCGTCCCATTCTACATCTACAGGCGTTTCAAACATAACATTTCTAGAAACCTGTCTTTTTGTAGGACTATCACAAAGTATACACTTAATGACCGGATCTTCAGTTATCTTATGAGTTATCTCGAACGTTTGTTCGCATTTGTCACTTAAGCACTTGTAATCATATCTAGGCAAGTTTTACTCCTGTGTGTTTCTCTAATAATTTTACCTTATCTATATTCTTTGATTTATAATCTTCCCAAATAGTTACATAATCTAATTCTTGATGTTTGATCAATTCATAAGGTTGTAAGTAATCATTGTAGTTCAACCTACTTTGTCCATTATGTGTGTGCAGTATGGTTCTATCTTGATAAAGATGAGCAACAATTGGTTGATCGAATAAAGGAGTTAGTAATGTGTATCCCTTATGAATTAATTCTGATGTTTGTATCCAATGTTCTGTGTGTATTGCTAAATCTGACAAATCATCAAAAAAATTACTTTTACTAAAAGAAAAATTACCATTCCAAAGTAGGCACTTCATTATTCCGTTTTCTTCATAATCGTGTATGTCTATATATTCAGGATACATTGTAAAGTATTCTTCATTTCCGTATTTGTATTGTTGTCCTGTAAATTTAGGATATCCTAATTTAGATTGATGTGGGTCAAAAGATCTGTTTTCTCCGTCTGAGTGAAAGTGACCTGCAAGACCAGTAAATATAACATTGTCACTAAATTTATCTATTTCTTTTTTTAAAAGAGTATCCCAATGTTTACCAAATAAAGTATGAGAATCAATTGATAGAACATACTCTTCTCCTCTATACATTGAACCAGCTTTTATTCTTCCTTTGCCAATTCCTAAATTTTCCCAACTAAGTTTGTCAGTAAATAAAGACATATTGTGTAGTAAAGAAAAATTATACAAGCCTTCTTCCCAAAACTCATTTTCACATAACGCATATATACCAAAGTGTATATCACTAGGATTGTCAGCTTGTGCTAAACAGTTTTCTATTGTATGAAAAAACTCTTGATCGTGTATTACTGGAATACCAATATAAATACTACTCATCAGTAAACAAAGAATAAAAATAGTTTAAGTATTGATTTCTTTTCTCTTTAGGTATCCAACACATAATCATTGCTGCTGCGTGTTCTAAATTTCTTTTTATTTTTTTATCTGCAGCTTTTTCCGGCAATTTCTCCTCCTTCACAACAAGCTATTGCTTTTTGTTTATAAACAATACAATCTTTATTATAACAGTATAACCCAGCGTGGATTTCTATTAACAGAATTTGACAGACGGGACAGTTCACTTATTAAGAGTACTAGCTGTAAGTATTGCTCCAAATGATAAATGAAATAAACCACCACCTTTAAGAGTGAATGGTTCGTGTTGTGATACAAGTTTCTTTAAA